CCTGCCTCCGCACTCGTAGGCACTGGATAAACTGAAAATACTACCGATGCATCGCCGTCCTTACCTACGGAACCCTCATCTAGGTAATACGCTCTAGGCCTGCCTGTTTCTGTAGTTGTGCTGGACAATCTAAGAATATCGAAGGTGTTTTCATCGTCGTAATCCAACAATTCATGATGCCCTGATCGCTGCAAATCATATCGATCCGTGTCATACCTCGCGGACATAACCTCAAATACAGCACAATTAAGCTCATAATCTTTAACTCCAGCTACCAAAACTACTTGAGTCATCACTGGATTCAAGCTCTCTCTGAGAACGTGTGTTTCCTTGGCAAATTTAAACTCTGCTTCTTTTATATACCTTAAAAGATCAGTCGTAGAGTACAGGAAATCCTGCTTATACCCAGGAATCAAATTACTTGTATCCCTCAGCAACCTTCCTCGCAACTCTTGCAACTGCTCTTTTAGGTTCATTATTAAGCCTCTCCAAGCATCCTATAAGGAAACCGCAATTTATCCTTGTACCCGATTACTGTATTCGACCCATCAGTGATAGGCACTGATTTAACTGCGTCATTCAAGACATTCAACAGTACTGCAGGGACTGAAGCCTCTAACCCTGGTTTAAGTATGTAACCTGTACCATTAATCCCTATGAACTGACCTGTAGGAGGAATCTCATCGTTTTCTTCAAGAATGATTCTCACTCTTTTTTCTGTAGATTTTGACGCCTTTTTAGCCACCTGAACTGGCTCGTCAATTAATTTATCCTTCTCTATCAGAGATGCAATTGAATCATCGTCTGAATCTTCATCCCACCCTGAACTGTTACTCGGTTTCTTCGTCGCCATCATCCTCTTCCTTTGAAAATTCTTCAAAAGCCTTGTCGAAAACGTCGTTCTCGCTGGCTTCCATTTTATAATTTGACAGAGCTTTTTCAATAAACTCAGTCATCTGCTCTTTGTCAGTTTCTTTAAAGACGTATCTCTCGTACGGATCATTGTAAGACCCATTTCCCTTACTGTTTTTCTCTTCAGTTTTTTGACTGAATACCTCGACAACAAAGCCATTCCTTTCAACTTCAATACTTAAGATACGTCTCATGTTATTAACCTTCTGCTAACCAAACAAATGTTTTACTAGCTGCCATTGTTACCGCAGTTAGCGTAAACGAATTACCACTAACCGCAACACCATTGGTCGTCTCTAACGTTCTCGTACCTGCTGCAATAGTATGAATAGAACTAGCTGCTGCCATACCTTCGAACCATTCATCAGAAATACGATCAGTCACATTATGGAATGCAACGTGTTTAGGCTCAAACCCTACGTTAATCGTCAGTGCTGCGGCAGCGCCACCATCACTCACAACTAAACCCTGCGCTCTTTTAAGAACGCCATCAGCGTTCTTTTGAGTATTTGTCGTAAATGCCATTTCAAATTCTCCTATTCAATAGCTAAAATTAGGCTGTAGCGGCACATTCCAAACGGCACATCCAAGCGTCGTTAAGAATTTGAGTCGCGTTGTATGTCTTCCAACCTACAGTTCCACGTTGACCTAACGGATCTCCAGGGCTAGGACGAGCATTAACAACCATCGGTTGCAATGAATTTTTACCTTTAAGAGATACAATACCGAACGCATCACGAGCCAAGAAAATAACTGGGTATACGTCTGCATTTGTGCCACTGGTTGATCTCATCAATCCTTTTGCGCCACCTGCATCAGCAAACGGTTCGAAGATTGTGGAAGTCAAATAGCGCACCTGATCAACGTTACCAATTTCACTTTCGTACGGTGTAACAGTTCCATACTGTTTAGGATTAATATAACCACTAAGACTACGAATATCTGTTTCCAAGTCTGGATGGCATAACGCAAAGTAAGAAGCCTCCATTGGTTGAGTATTGTAATTAGGGGTAGACATTACTTGGTTAGCGATCTTACGAGCATTCTGACGTGCAAACGCTGTGGTAACTTGACGTTGTTTTGCCAAAGTAATCGCAGTATTTACAGCCGCTCTATTCGCTCCGTTGTTGTAAACAACGTTTGTACCTGCTTTAACTACGTTGAAACGAACCGTTTCGATCGTAATTGCTGCGGACTCGCCCAATACTTCAGTTGCTTGCGCTAAAACTGGATCTTCATGGGTGTCTTCAACTACATCGGTAATGGTTACATAGTCACCATACTGATCTAACGTAGCTGTGTAGTCTTGGTTTGCCAATTTTTTACCTGTTGGCGTAACACCTTCTACTAAAGGAGTGGTCGCCAATGGCACAAAGAAATTGCTTGCTGGATTACCATCACCCGCAGATCCGGTAGCTCCTGACAAGAAATAACGTCTCCATTTTGCTACCTTGGTAGACTTACTAGGCATAACAAACGCTTGACCAAACTTCTCAAGCAATAAAAATGGCATCCCGCGTTTCAGCAGTTCAGTAACCGCCCAAGCTGCTGTACGTGGGCTAATATCTCCGTAAATTGTTGCTGGCATATTTCGCTCCTATTAAAAATTATTAACTTATCTCTAATCGTACAGCCAGCTTGTATTGGCGTCGTACTAGGTTTACATACTTCACTGCGTGATTTTACACATAAAAACACTTTTAAAACAATTAATTTGACGCATTTACTACGCTTATTTCATATGTCTGACTTGAGAAAACTCGTCAAATGCACTATCAAAATCATTAGGATCAGCCCCTGTAGTAGCTGCCGTCTGTTTAGACTTGACTGCTTTTAAAACGTTTGCTGCTTTCTTAATATTAGGATCTGTAACCTTCTCGACCGTGCGGACTGTTGGTTTTGTCTCAGCAATCTTCGTCGTACCTTTACTGCCATATCCAGTCTCCTTCTTGAAGTGATTTAAAAACTCCGCCACTTCTTTTACAGAACCATTCTGGATAACTTCGTTGTATGCACCTTTTAAAAACGCTGGCTGGGTCTGCGCCCACTCAATCGCCTTATCTCTTACTACATCATAATCTTCTACTTCAGACTTCAAATCCCTGTACTGATCTTTAGGGCTTCTTTCATTTATGTACTCAATCATCGGCTGTATTACTTCTTGCACCTGATCAAACACATATTTAACTACCTTACTATACTCATCTCGTCTGATGAGCGCTTCCGCCGCAGCTACCTCGGACCATTCCTCCTTGTACTTCTTGATAGCCTCTATTTCTTCTGCTGTGTAGGTAGGTTTTTCTTCTTGCTGCTCAACCTTTTCCTCTGCAACATTTGGGACTTGTTCTTTAAGTTTCCTAAGTTCTGCTAACTCCCTCTTAAGTGCTTCTAACTCTTCATTATTTGCACCAGATTCTTGAACCTGTTTCTTTCCTTCTTCCGTTCCATCTTCAACCTTAGTTTCTTGCTTCTCGTCACTTCCTTCCTCCTTCGTTTCCTGATCCGATCCTTCTTTGTTCTCTACCGATTCTGAAGTTCCTGGCTCACCCCCATCATCTTCTTGATTCTGTTCTGCCGAATCTCCCTCTTTAATCTCTTCGTCCGGCTCTTTTGGTACATCTCCATTACTAAATGCATCAAACGCGCTATCAAACGCACTATCGTCTCCTGTGTTAACTTCTTGATTATCCATATCATCAGCCATCTATTTTTCCTTTATATCTAATTTTAATTTCCAATGGAGCCTTTAACAGCTCCTTGTGCAATCTTTCCAACTGAGCCAACTCAACCGCTACTGAACTGAGCATGTCTCTGTCACCTGAACTAACCGTTGCCGACAGGTCCCGAAGGCATCGCTCCGCTTCCAAAGATATCTTCTGGTTGAACAGCTTTGCCACCCTGTACATCTCCGGCTCCTTGAGCAATTTGCACAAGTCCCCGTTTATCTCCGCCAGTTCCTGACTCAAACTCTTTTCCATTACCTTCTCCTTTGCCACTTAATTCTGCTGCATTTATGCCCTGCTCCATCGCATCTAATACCAACTCTGCAGATTGTGCTTCTGCCTGAGCCATATTCTTATTCGCCAAAGACACTGATTTAAACGCTTCAGACAACACTTTTCTCAGTTCAGCTCTCATCATTTCTTCCTGATGAATCTGCTGTTTCGCCAATGCATCTTGCTCTGCCTTGTCTATTTTTTCAGCTTCTATTGGGCTTACAACCACACTTTCAGCGTCCAGATCTCTCACTCTTACTCGAGCAGCGAGCAGATCTCTAAACTTAACGTATTTTTTCTCTTCATCCGACAGGCTGTTCACTAAATTATCAAGCTGTATGCCAAGCACTTCTTTCGCCATCAAACTCGTCGCCCCTCTTGCAACTGGGGTGAAATCTCCCTTTATAGATTTCATATCTTTGTTAAACAGTTTATTGAAAGTAACAATAGAACCGATCACAGACTCAGTGAACACGTCGAAATTTCGCACAACGTCTTTAAATGGTAGTGCCGCCATGCCCTGCAACATTGACGCTCCTGCTGCCGTTCTGAACGGTTCTGAAGGACCGTTCTGCATATCCCCACCAGTCGCTGCGTTGACAAACGTCTCTTCATCAGAAAAGTCCTTAAACATTTTCACCAGATTCTGCAGTTCAGGTAAGTACATCGGCAGCTCTACCGAACGTATTGCAGGTATGTGCGCAGTTGCCGGTCCATCCTCCCGATACCATATCTTATCCGTATAGATATTGGTCATGTCCTGATCTTGTATCAATAAGTCTCTATTTACTTCGAAATTGCGCATCACGGACGCATTATCCAACAACATCCTTGTACTTGCACAGACACCTAACTGACTATCTCTTACAATCGATGGTAGCCCTTCTCCCAGCATATTCGTATCATCTTCCTCAAATATGAAGTGATGGTACATCGGTACAGTCCTTCCTTCGTTCATGGAACTCCACGGATCCAGATGCGCCATGATCGGTATATTTTCTACAAGCATCACATGCGCAATAACGTCATCGCTGATCACATTATCAGGCACTGGTATCCCCGCTTCCCTGAACGAGTCTGCAGAAATATGGCCGATATACCTAAAGATTTCGTATTTATTACTAGACTCCATATTGACTGCACTTTGGTTGCCAATTTCTTTCAACTGCGTTTCAAACGAGTAGCTCTTATAGTTGCCGTTTGGATATCTTCGGATAACTTCGTCGATCTTGTCCTTAAATACCGTCTCAGACCTATCGTTCGCCATCTCAATCAGCTCATGTTTCGACATCACAATACGTCTAAAACTACCCTCCATTTGATGGAAATACTTGGCACTCAGATCTGGGTAATAGTCCCAAACAGGCACAAAATCGAAGCAAGGCCTGAACTTATCCATCTTATTCTCTACCAACGTACCGTCTAAATCTCTCGTCCAGGTACGCGCCCTGACACTTTCTGCAAACGGCCCTTCCAATACCCCTATGCCGTAACGTATACCACTCTTCAATACTTTGCGACACAACGCAACGTACGATAAGCTCTTATCTCCGCCTAACTCCTGCAATTGATCATCGATCTCCCGCTCTAATCGTTCTGCTCTCAATTTCGCAAACTTATAGATCGCTTCCTCTATTTCCTGATCAGTTGATTCTGGTGCAATTCCTTCAAGTATTCCCGATAAATCTTCGCTACTTAATTCAGGAACCGGAGAAGGTCGTATTTCGTAGTTCTTTTCTCCTGCAGTAAACAGCAAGTTCATCAGTCGAGACAGCATTGATACGCATTTAACCCTTGTAAGCTTCGGATACGCCTTCGATCTATTGCCAATCTTAGTCTCAATTTCAGGGTCGTATACGCCCAGTATCTGACGTACGTTCTTTATCCACTGATTTTCGTACGATACTCTATCCCCTTTATACTTTTCAAACTTGGCTCTAAGTCTAGTTCCTAGCGCCATAAGCGCCTTATCGTTCAGCACTGGTGCGACGATCTGACTTCCTGCATCTGCACCTTCTTCTACTGCTCCTACCGTTACGTTCTTTACTGATTCTGTTTGAGACTCTGCCATTTGATCACCTTCCTATGTACGGGTTGTGGAACGTACTAGACACGTTACTTAAGTGTCTGACTCTACGAGTTTTTCCTGCATTGTATCTTACGTGATACCTGCATAGGTAGCCAAACGCATCTCCAGGATGAGAATATTCATTCTTTTCAGGAACTACCTTCTCTATCCCTTTCTGCGTTTTCTCGTACCGCCAACCGCCCGTCAGCGCTCTGATCAACACTTTACACGATGCATCAACCCTAAGCGCCGGACCTTTTTCTGTTATTTTTGTCGTAAACGCTTCTATTGCTTCCAACCTTGGAGACAATAAATTATTGTCATCCACCTTAACTCTCCAGTATTTACGCCACTTTTCTTCTTTTAGTATCTGCACGATCGATGTTTCGTTACTCATACTTCTAGAATTTGCTGCCGGATCTGGTGCAATTACCACATCAAACCCCTCATATTTGTGCTTTATGAGTGGCAACAGCCGATCTCGTATCATACGTTCTGTGCCGTAATTCTGCAGGATGATTTCATCAAAGACCAACAGCCTGCCAAATAAGTCCATCTGACCGAATATCAGCGCACTTCCTGCCAATCCTGGGTCGTAACCAATGATCAATTCTATATTCTGATTTGGCTCGATCGGATATTTACTCACATGCAACTCTCTGGAAAAGGTAGGCACAACCGGCTGTCCGCTTACGTTGTAGCCCCATTCCGCTTCCACGAACTGCTTTATCCATGCATCTGATTTACCTGCTAGTAAGTTTTGGTAGTATTTATTTGGCAGATTCTCCAGATTTTCTGCGTCTCGAGCCAACCCACTCGGCTGATGGAAGTAAAACAAATTGCTCGGCGGCTCTTCTACTAACTGCTTGTGCCACCATGTACCTTCTTCTCCAGGGTTGCTCGCTCCCCACATGCCAAAATTAGTAGCCCCTCCATCCTTTTTGGGTGGATACCTTCCACATCGTCCTGACAGCGCCTCTATAATTTTGCCAGGGATCTGCACGAATTCATCAATCACTGCGAACGTAATCTCAAGTGACAATACCC